CAAGAAATTGGCTCTCATGTTTGACATGGACAACATCCAAATTGAAGCCGCTCTCAAAGGCAAAATTACCGATGAGGAAAAAGCGCGACTCTTGGCGCTCAAAGCCATCAAAACCGACGCGACCAATGATGATCTCAAGGCTCTTGAAGATTTGGACGCGGCGCGCAAAAAAGCCTTGGCACAATTTGAAGCCGACAAAAAGGCGGAAGTCCTAGCAAGTCAAAAGTCCATTGATGAGCAAAAGGCGCAACAAGAGGCATTCAACGCGTGGATGAAAAACAATCCATTGAAGATTTATACCCAATTTACCAACATGGCCGGTCAACAAGTCACCGCACCTCAAGGATTTGGAATTCCCGGCACCAATGCGGCGGCCAGCGCACCCACAACCAACGCCGCGCCTAGCCTGTCCAATATCGTCGGGTCGCCGCGATCCAGCGCCGACGTGGTCGCAAGTGGCGACGTGTACAACATCAGCGTTTCAGGGGTCATCGGGAATGAGCAACAAATTCAAGATTATCTCTATCGCGCCATCCAACAAGGTCAACGCAACGGCTACACCATCGCACCCGCCGGATTTATCTAATGCCAGCGCCAACGCTTCAATGTGAAATCAATTTCAGCTCCGGAGCCTCATTTGGCCAAACCATGGTTTTGGGTACCGGCAAACTCGGCACCAACGTGCTTGGAGACGCCGCCGCGGTAATCGTGGACGTGAGCAATCTTGTTGTGTCGGCAACAATCCAGCGAGGCCGTAATCCCTTGACCGACGTTTTTCAGACCGGCACCGCAACGATTACCTTGGCCGATGACACCGGCGCATTCAATCCCCAAAATTTATCCAGCCCCTACGCGGGGCTCTTGTTACCCTTGAGAAAGGTTGTCATCCGAGCCGTGGACAATAACACGGGGACAACCTATTCGTGCTTCTCAGGCTATATCACCGGATACAACTACCAACAAGGACAATATGTTGGAGCTGTCTCCACGACAACCTTGACGTGCGTGGACGCCTTTCAACTTCTTACCCTTGCCACCGTCTCCACCGTTGCCGGAGCGACCTCCAATCAGCTCTCAGGGGCTCGAATCAATGCCATTTTGGACGCTCTTGGTTGGCCATCGGGCATGAGGGACATTGACGCCGGATTGACTTATTTGAGCGCGGATCCAGCGACTGCTCGTACCGGACTTCAAGCCTTACAAACCGCCGCGACTAGCGAATACGGGGCGATTTATGTTGACCGAGATGGCAACGTAGTTTTCCAAGATAGATCCCTAGTGGCCACCAGCGTCTCAGGGACACCGACGAATTTTGTGGACACCGGCGCGGGTATCCGGTATTTCAATGCTCAATTTGTCCTCAATGACGCACAAATCTTCAATCAAGCCAACGTCTCGGCCACCGGACTATCCACCGTCACCTACAAAGACCAAACTTCGATTGATACCTATTTTCTCCATTCTTACGACATCAACAATCTTTTGATGAATACTTACGCGGAGGCTGATAATTACGCCCGAGCTTATGTGGCCAGCCGGAAGGACACGACCATCCGTTGCGACGCCATCACGTTGGATCTCTACTCAGACAATTACGCGGCTGGAGTATTGGCGGCCTTGAGCCTTGATTATTTCAATCCCATCACGGTCACTCAAACACAACCCGGAAGCTCCACGATTACCAAACGACTTCAAATTTTTGGCGTTGCTCATTCCATCAGCTATCAAAGCTGGAAAACAACCTTTACAACCTTGGAGCCCATGATTGACGGCCTGATTTTGAATGACCCGATTTTCGGGCAACTTGATGACGACGTGTTATGCTACTGATGGAGGAATAAATGGCAAAACAAACATTCACCACGGGATCCGTGCTCACGGCCGCCCAAATGAATTCGCTTCAAGCGAATGATTACAACTGGACGGTGAGCCAAAAAACCGCCTCCTATGTGCTCGTGGCCGCTGACGCGGGGACACGAATCGAAATGAATGCGGCTGGCGCGACAACCGTGACAGTCAATACCGGATTGTTTACCGCCGGAGATACCCTTTTCATTCAAAACATTGGAGCTGGCGCGTGTACTGTCACGGCTGGCACCGCGACAGTCAACAAAGCAACAGCCGGAAGTTTGACTCTCGCCCAATATCAAGGCGGGACGCTGTATTTTGTTTCAGCTTCAAGCGCGGTGTTTTTTGCCGACGCTGGTTACACGCCACCACTAACGACTAAAGGCGATCTTTTTACTTATTCGACGGATAATACAAGATTGGCCGTTGGAGCAAATAATACCGTTTTAACCGCAGATTCAACCACGGCAACGGGGTTGAAATGGGCAACAGCGAGTACGCCCAGTTTTACTCTATTAGGGACTGGTACAACAACCTCGGGAAGCACAGTAACGGTCAGCGGTATTTCGGGAATAAATCAGATTTTGGTTTATTTCAATGCTATGCGTTGTAATACAGCAGGAGCAGAATTTAGATTACGATTAAATGGTGATACAGCGAGCAATTACACGGGAAGTCTTGTGAGATTTAACGTCGGAAGTAGTAACAATTCAACCGATATTAGTAATACAACTTTTTTCAGACTCGCTACCACGTCAGCTTCTACCGACACCATTGGCGGGGGCGTAATGTTGTTTGGTGGCAATTCCACGAATACAAAAATTGTAACTATTAACAGCGGCCCAAGTTATACAGGGACGACCGGCGGTATTTCATATGTAGGTAATGGATATTATTCGGGATCATCTACTATAAGTAGCGTTTCCGTCGTGGTTTCAACAGGCGCTTTTGATTCGGGAAGTTTTCTAGTTTATGGGAGTGCATAATGTATAAAGAAATCATATTTAATGTTGAAACTGGCGTGGAAAGTTTTAGGAATTATACGCCTGAAGAAATTGAGGAAATCGAAAAAGCAACAAAAGAAACTCAAATGTTTCAAGCTCAGGCTATAGCCAAAGAAAAAGCAAAAAAATCCGCACTTGCCAAACTTGCCGCGCTTGGACTAACCGAGGACGAAATCGCGGCGCTGTAAATGGCTAGCTCTCAAAACGGATGGCCAGCCTCCGACGAGCCCCGCACCATAGGCGTGGAGTCGTATCAAATTCCGGGGACAAAGTTGAAAATTCGGTGTAGCAAAAAAGTTGCGCCGCTCCTTGTCAACTTATGTCGGGAATTCCACGAGACGATTGAGCCGCTGGATCATGGCGCTCTCGACGACTGGGGATACAACTACCGCGTCATAAGAGGGTCGAAAAATCCGGGAAATCTTTCCAATCACGCGTCGGGGACGGCCGTGGATCTCAACGCAAGTAGTCACGTCCTTGGAAAGAGGGGGACATTTACGCCGGAGCAAGAAGTCAAAATCCGAGCATTGGCCAAAAAATATGGTTGCCGATGGGGAGGCGATTACAAAAACCGAGCGGATGAGCAACATTTTGAAATTTGCCTCAGCCCCATTGAGGTAAAGGAGCGCATTCACGCGCTTGGACTTGGAGAAGATAAGGAAAAGAAATAGATGGATAGCTGGCTCATGCTCATTGGAGCTTTTGGGACGATTGTGTTGATTCCCGCACTTAGGGCAGGAATTCGGGCATATCGGGCGCACAAAGACCTTGATGAGATTCTCGTGGACGCACTTGAGGCCGGACTAGACGAGGTCGAGAAAAAGAAAAAACGCTAGACACGCCGGAGGGGGTTGGCCATTGGTCAGCTCCCTCTGTCATACTCATGACACGGACTAGAAAGGACTAGAAAATGAAACAACAAATCATCATCAAAATGGACGCTCAAGATTTCGAGCGCTTGAGCAACAATTCCATGGGATGGCTTCATGGGCGCTGGAAAGATCAAATCAATGAGGGACGTTTTGAGTCCCCTCATATTTGCGAATTAGCCAAAAAAATGGAATGGGCTTATTGGTTTGACAATCTCGTCGCTTTCATCATGGCCAAGAGCTATCTTTCCACCAACCGGATTTCGTTTTTTGCCACAGAGGATTTGTGGCTAGGGGAGTCGGTAATCTTCACCGATTACATGGGCGCGAAAGAGGTGGCCAATGTCTAGCCTCATCAGCTTTTTGATTATCGTCCTGATTTACGGATCATTGACCTTCATGGTTGCGGTGTTGGCCTACGCCAAGGGGTATAACGAGGGACGGGGCGATGGCTACCGACGGGCGCGGAATGTCCACATGGCCTCCACTAAGCGGGTGTCCAAATGAGTCTCGTCGACGTCCAACAAGTCACCAACCCATTCATTTATTGCGATTACTGTAAATATATTTTTCAGCGCAAGGACAAAACATTCAGCGACCAAGTACGAAAGGCGGTCGTGAGGGTTGTTTCCCATGGCCGAAAGGGTGTCAGGGGTGAGCGCCACTATTGCCTTCCATGCGCTAGGGAGCTGACACATTTTGAAGCCACGTACAGCCACGCGGCCTACGACTGGCCATTTGTGGAGCAACTGAAATTTGCCGAGACGATGGATCAAGGAGTCTTAGATGTTTGATTTACAAGATTATGAGCCAGCTGACGCGCGAATTGCCAAATGGTGGGAGAAACACCCGCGTGGATCCATTCAGACCGAGATTTACCACATGACCGAGACGTCATTCATTGTCAAGGCCACCGGCTACACCGAGGACGGATTGATTGTCGCCACCGGCTACGCCCAAGAGGTTGTCAGCTCCAAGGGAGTCAATGCCAATTTTGCCTTGGAGAATTGTGAGACGTCTTCCATCGCAAGAATGTTGGCCAACGCTGGATTTCAAGCCAAGTTAGGCAAGCGTCCAAGCCGCGAGGAAATGGACAAGGTCAACCGCGTCGTCAAATTGGATCAAGGGGAATGGTTGGCCAAGGACAATGAGGCCGAATTACTGGCCAAGGCCATTGGCACCATCAAGGAGGTCATTCCCTCCGCTGAGGAAGCGCCGACGTGCTCTCATGGCACACGCGTGAGAAAGACCGGCATTTCATCCAAGACCGGCAAGCCTTACGCCGGATGGACGTGTCCGTCGAAGAATCGCTCCGATCAATGCGAAGCGTTGTGGGATAAATGACGGCCGAGAAGCTTTTGCGCGAGTTGTTGGAAATTCACAACAACCACGGAGATTGCCGCCATCCCGCACCCAATGAGGACAAAATGTGTAAAGCGGCTTTTACTTGCGACGAATGCCAGTATTCATGGCCATGTCGCACGGTTGAGTTGATTCTCAAAATGGGGGAGTTATCCTAATGGGGACGCTATATATCAACGGAAAGCCATTGAGCGTCGAAAATGAAGAAGTCTCCATGACGATTTCATGGTGTGACCAATGCGAGAAATGGCGAAATGTTGCCGGTGGCCGGATGATCCATTTGTCCGGTGAGACCGATGAAGTGATGGGCGAGGCCGTGTTGTGGATTTGTCGGGAGTGTCACAATGGTGTTTCTCCGAGGGATTAGGGGAGAGGTCACGCTTGCCGAGCACCAAGAGGCTCAGGAAGCGGCCAAGCTGGAATACGACCGAGCGCGTGAGCGCGGCTATAAACACGCCTACAAATCCGATCACATTTCCGCCGAGCGCAAGATTGAAATGATTTACCGCGCCTACTGTGCTCAATACGCCGTCGCCCGTTGGTGGGGTGTACCCGACTATCACGTCAACATTGACTCATTCAAGAGCGAGCCCGACGTCCCACCATTCTTCGAGGTCAGATATTCGATGAATCCCATGGTGGAATACGTCAAATGCTGGCCAAATGACCGAGATGGCGACCGGCTGATATTTGTCCGAGGTTGGCCGGATCTTGAAATTGTGGGCTATATCCCCATAACTCTTGCTAAGCAACGGTATCCTGCCTATGACTGGGAAAAACGTGGAGCATTCCACCGTGTCCCGTTGGGAGATTTGTGGCCTCTGTAAAGAGCTCCTGTACTCATTGTCGAAAAGTGACTCCCCATGAATTGGTCAAGACCGTGGAGATCACACTACCCGCCGGACTAAGCGAATCGTACTGTCAAATTTGTTTTGATTGGAAGGTCGTCATTACCGATGAAACCCTTGCCGCACCATTCTTCGCACCGCCACCAAAAAGAAAATCCAAGAAAAATTGACAACCGTTTGACCTCATGGATAAGGTGGGGGGGAGTCAGAGGGGGGGCAAGAAAACTCTCTCCAATAAAACTCAAAATCGTAAAACTGGAAAAACAAATACTCTCCCTCTTAGTTGTCCTGCCTATGCTCAATCCTCTCCAAACATACGTCTTGGAAAGAATAGGCAAAACCCAGTTTGATTGTGTAAATAAACTATGGATAAAAGAATCGAATTGGAATCATAAAGCGGTAAGCCCAACGCATGATTATGGGATACCCCAACGTCACATGAAAAACAAAAGCAAAAAAGAGATTGAGAAATTCCTCTCGGATCCTCATAAGCAAATAGATTGGGGCTTGGGGTATATTGCTCACCGCTATGGGTCACCATGCCAAGCGTGGTCGCATAGTCAACGCAAAGGATGGTATTGATGGCGAGCTCCATTGGGACTAGGAAATGGCGTGAGCTACGCCTAGAAATCTTGGCTCGGGATAATTACACCTGCTACATCTGT